TCTGATTTCTTCATTAAATGTTCCAGTTTGTTCAAGTGAAACTTGATATTCTAGTTGATCCAAACTATTGTCTGTCTCTACAGAATCAATCTCTGCAATACCAGTATCAATATCCTCTGAACCATATTCAAAGGTTTTACACTTTAACTTATATGTAGGTAGATTGTGTACTTGATAAAATGGATCATCATGGTCTACAAAAGTGATTTCAAATAACTTTCTACCTTTGGGCCAATATACCAAGTCACCTTCATTTGGTCGTAGAGAAACAATGAGATTGTTGTCAACTGCAACAAACTGTTCCCACCGTCTTCTTGCAACAGTGAAAGTTGCATCGTCTTGTATGTCCAATCCAAACTTAGACATGAGTTCTTTTTCGCCCTCATACCCATCGTTGTTGTCAACGTACATCTCAATGAGATATGCATCTTCAAACTTGGATAGTCCATCCTTACCAAACAGTTCATCTTCTGCTACAAGTCTACGAGGGATGTAGTATACATCCTGCCCATAGATACGCAATTGCTCTATGATTAAATCTTCATAGAGGTATTGTTCTGGGCGTGTTCCTGTATCAAAATAAACATTAGTTGGCATATCTTACCCTATCATATGCATTGGAGGCAACTCATAAGCGAGTTGGATTTGTTCTTCAAGTTTATTAATTTCTTCTTGAGCTTGAGTATAAATCTGTTCGCCATTCAGTGCGACACCACCTAACATCTGAATTCCTTGAAACTTAGAAAGGTTTGCACCCCACTGAAGTTTAATTAATTGTGTTGCGTACTTCTTCAAAAAGATATCGTCCCACACATCTGTATATGTTGCTGGGTCTAATTTACGATAACATTCGATAATAATATAGTCGCCATCAACAACGTCAAGTTGCCAATCCAAATCCAAATACAATCTGTTTTGGTGTTGGTTGTGACGAATCTGTGTATCACCTGTTAAGATGTGATCTAAGAAATCAAGATGCTGCATAGTCATTTCGTAATGAATAACTGAAGTTGAACTGAAGTCATATAAATCATTTAGTCTCAACTGATACTTAACGTCAAACATATTCAATCCACCCTTATCAATAAAGGGGAATACTTTTACAATAGACATAACACTACTTGGAACAGGAATATAATTCTTCTGTTCTTTCCAAACAGCACTAGTTGTTGTGTCAACATCTGTAACTGAAGCTAGTGATGTGTCTGAACGAGCTCTGTCAATATCTGCCTGAGTAATCTGATATTTCAGATACACTCTTTCAATACCATCATAATGATATTGGGAGAAATATTGTAGTGCTTCATCAATTCTGTCTTCTACTTGATCTGGATCAACATTAATCTCAATCACTGGTTTACCAAGTGATCTTAGACAGTATTCTTTAAATGTAGTCCTTGTATTTGGTGATGCCATATTTTTATCCTAGCGCAATGCCCATTGCAATTGCAAATCCTTCTTCTGCACCTTTGTTCGCCACTTCAACTATAGTTCCATCTGCTTTCTTTGTATATATTTTCTGGTCAGCAGAGTTTACTGCAATCTCTCCAGCTTCTAAATCATTAGAAGTTGGAGTTGAAGTAGCAGTTTCCGAGCGTTTTGGTTTAATTGCAATAGACATAATTTTCTCTTATTAATTAAAATGTTCCACCATCAATACTTGCTGCAAAGGAAAGTGTATCAGAAGATGATGTATAAAGTAGAATTCCATCATCACTACCACCACCATCAAGTGCCGATAATGTGTTTGCAGAATTTGCTACTAGAACAGAACCTTTTGCGATACTAGTTAATCCAGTACCACCATATGCGACACCGATTTCTGTACCCTGCCATCCACCAGTTGAGATAGTACCCAAAGTAGTGATAGATGATTGTCCTACATATGTATTCGCAATTGTGAGTGCATTTGCAGATACAGTAATCTTATCTGCTGTTCCCACAACATCAATTGTATTACCAGTTTTTGTTAAACCAGCACCAGCAGAAATTTGTCCAGCACCAGAGAACTGTTCGAATGTAATCGCATCAGTTCCAAGTGTTGGTGTACCGTTGTGTGATGCAACGTAACCGTTGTCTGCGTTTGCAGTACCTTCTTCAACGAAAGTAAATGCACCGCCTGTAAGTTCTGCAGCATCATCTGCATCTGGAGTTCTTGTTAGAACAAATGCAGCAGAACCAGAACCAACAGTCGTTACTTTATAGAAACCGTTCTGTGCAGCAGTTGATTGGTCTTTTACAAGAACTCTATCATTCACTACAAGAGTAACACCGTCTACTGAGATTGCACCGTTAGAGGATGCAGTCAATGTACCAGCGCCATTGTTGTATGTTGCGGCAAGGTTTGCAGTTGTAGCAACTCTTACAGATGCCTTAACGTCAAGTCCGTTTGCAACACTATCAACATATGATTTATTTACAAGTGAGTCTGAACCAAATCCTGCTCTTGCAGTATATCCAGAAGGAACTGTTACTGAGCCTGTTCCGTTAGGAGCAAGTATCATGTCACCATTTGAGTTAGTTGTTGAAATTGTGTTTGCATCAAGTGTAAGGTTGTCAACAGCAATTGCAGTCATTCCTGCCAATGCAGTGATTGTATCACCAAGTGATGTATCAGCACTACCGATTGTAATTCCATCGTTAGCAAGTTTTGCATTTGCGATTGAACCAGCAAGTTGTGCATTTGTAATTGTTCCAGCAAGAGATGATGTTGGATAGTTTGTTGCATCCGCCAAGTCAAATGCTGGGGTTGCATCAGTAGCACCAAGTGCAAGAGATACACCACCGTAAGAAACAGTTGAGTTTGCTAATGCACCATTAGCAATGTTAGTAATGGTGTTATTAGAAGCATTTATAGTTTTATTTGTAAGTGTCTGTGTACCAGCAAGTGTAGAAACAGTAGAGTCGATTGCATATGTGATTTCATTATTTGATACAGTTGTGTCGATACCTGTACCACCAGTGAATGTTAGTGTCTCACTAGTACTAAATGTGTCATTTGAACCACTGTCAGCTGCAAGTGTGAATGAACTTGAGATTGCACCAAATGATAATGCACCAGAACCGTTTGTTTTTAGAAACTCATCTGCATTTCCGTCTGCTGCAGGCAAAGTAAATGCAACATTTGCTGCAAGAGCATTTGGAGATTTAAGTTGAACATGGTGTGTGCCGTTGTTCGTTCCTTCTTTTAGTTGAAGAGAACCACCAGTTGTTGCGTGATTACCAACATTAAGGTCATCAATTGCTTTGTTTGTATCAACTAGAATTGCTGAACTTGCAGTTAGTGTACCATCTGCATGGTCTATCTTATCGTTAAAACTTTTACCACCAATTACCTTTACGGTAGAACCATCACCAATGTAAAATTTTTCATTACCGTGAGTATACGCCAATTCACCATCAGAGAGGGTGCCAGGAGCGGTACTACCAGTAGATCGTTTGATTTGTAATGTTAATGCCATTTTCTTTTTTTCCTATTTAATTAAAAACTTCCACCGCTCAATGTGAGGTTTCCACTTGTAGTGTCAAGTTCATTTCTAGCAGTCCACTTACCAGTTGCAGTTCTATATTGTAATAGAGAACCATCTTGTAATGGGAATGTCGAGATGTCAACATCTGCCGCTTGGGAAATGTTGTTTGCAGAAGAGCCCGTAGCACCAGAGTCACCTTTCGGCCCAGGCACTGTTACACGAGTTACTTGTGGTTGATTCCCCTGAGAAACCGAACCAACTACTGTTCTAGATGAATTAACTGTTGCTGTTATAGACATAGTTTTTACCTTGATACGCTTGGACTTATAGTTGCAATACCTTCAACGACCCTTGTTTTACTTCCAGAAGCGTCTGTTATGACCAAGTCATAAACATACCTTCCAGACTCAAGAGCCGCAGTTTGCGTGTCTGTTAGTGAAATTGTGATTTGTCCTGTAGTTCTTGGCGTAGTGAACTGAGATGTAAATGTAGTCGCAGTTGACGATTCATACGTCTTGCGAATCATACCAAGTGCAGTATAGTTGGTCAAATCAAGTGCAGTGCCATTAGAATCATTGACTGTTACCGTAGTGGTAAAGTCAGCGTCTTGATCTATAAATAAATTTGATATCGTTGCCATCGAACACAGTCTCCTTCTAGTTCTATTTATAAGGATTGTGTCTTAGATGTTATGGTAATAAATAGAGTTTTATTTTTGAAATTGTTCTTACCAAGGATTGTCTGGAGCGTTTAACTCAGGCTCGACACTTGGAACAAAATCAACAAACATTTTTTGTCCAATATCTCCAGATTCTTCAATTTCTAATGCGAGCTCAGCAGCAACTTTTTCTTCTATCTGAGTAACAAAGGTAGATCCTAGTTGACCTTTTACCCAACCAATAACTTGATCTTCTGTTAGACTTGCAAATGGAGTAAAAGTTTCTGCATTATATTCAAACTCAGCAACCTTTTCATAGTAAGCAGAAGCTTTGCCGTTTGTAGCGGTATATCTATAAGTAGCTTGTTTCACTATATTACTCACACCACCAGAAGATATTGTTCTTAAATTTTCTGAAATAGTCCAACTCATATTAAATTCCTCTTCTAACTCTATTGATACCGTTATAATGACCACATTCAACGAATATCAACGAAGTACCATGATTAGTTGACGCCGATGCTTTTACCTTCAATTCAACTGTGCCGGTTGAACTGTTAGCGTTCGCTTCTGTAACACTTATAGTAAAACTACCAGTGTCTCCAGAAGAGGAAGCTAGTGCGATACCCGAAATGCCTTCATTGTGGCATTGAAACCTATATAAGTACTCTGCAGCTGATCGACTTTCTAATCCATTTCTTCCTGCAGCGCATTTTATTTTAATAAATCCAGAAGCCCAAAGAGATTGGTTGGACGCAAGTTCAAAAATAACACCAGACCTGTAAGAGTTATCTGTCCCAATCCCAAGCACCACTTGAGAAGAGCCTAGAGAAGAGGCGTAATTAAGTCCAACACCTCCCCTGATTTTAATAAGTCCATCGCTAGTGCCGTCATCACGAGTCATTCTCATATGTTCACCACCACCAACTGCAAACGTCATAGCCCTTGTATCGTGTGCATAGTTAATATAACCATCATAAGAATCAGCACCACTTGTAGCATCACCAAAGTGAATTGTGTTATTACCATTCGTAGGATTAGCTAACATTTGTATTAATGCAGTACCATCAGCTACGTCACCGATAGTCGCATCATTAGCGTCCACAAGGCCTGTTACGTTTATGCCTGTGCTGGTTGTGGAGAGCTTGGATGCGTTGTCGTAATAAAGGTCAACAGAGCCGTTTGAATTAGCAACAATGGCAGACTCTGTAGCATTAACACGAAGTGTAAGGTCAGGGCCGTTACTGTCTATTTTAAGACCGCCTGTGCCTACATCACGAATG